GCGAGGTCTTTGAGAGGTGGAAATGCCGCATTTCAAAATGGGGATGCGTCGATGGCAGTTCCACGAGCGGTCGGAGACCAAGCCTCCTTTGCCAAACCTGAAACACACAGCGCACCTCAAGTGGCGTTCCGTCAGGGGTGACAAAATCAGAGCAATCAATCTGGGCCGCTAAGTGGAAAGCACGATCCACGCGATTGAGAAACGTATGCTTCTTGAAGCTTCGTGGAAGAATGAAGGCCACGGTTGAGGCGAACTTCATGGCCCGATCCATGAAACGCATCGCCAATGCTCCGCGCTGTCCAAATGGCGGATTGCCGATCACGAGGAGGTTGGGTTTGAAAAGCGGCGGCTCGAACCGGAAGAAGTCGCTTCGCTCAATCCCAGGGCCGCGCGGCTCGATGTCGATGGCATGGATGAGAAGTCCAGGCAGAGCCCGGAGGAACGCACCGGCCCCGGCGCTTGGTTCGAGAATATAGCTGAACCGTTCCAGCTGCTCCAAGGTTCGCAGTAAGTCCACGCACCGATTTGCGAGGGAATCCGACGTGAAGTAGGCTTCCGTTCCTACGGTGCGTTTGCCTCCACCCAGACGGTGGGATTGAACTGGCAGGTCTAAAACCCTCATTTATGTTTTACGTAATAGAATCAACCCCGCCCGATGGGGGATTTTCGCCCCCCTAGTTTCCACAATAGAGAAGTGACCCACCGGACGGGCACTGACCAACGACAGGTTGGCCAGCGAAAATTATTTTCTAGGAAGCGGGTTCCACCAGTTCCAGCGCCTTGGGGAAACTGTTGGCCGCTTCCCAGATGTGGAGCAGGCGCGGGATGAGTTTTTTGATGTCTAACAGGTCGTTGGGGACGCAGTAGTTGCTGAGCTTCATCCAGCTCTCGTCCTTGAGGCCGCCGGTCAGCTCAAGCTCGACCATGATATGCTCGTGGTGGGTAGACACCGATAACTCGACTTGGCAGCCGGCCTTGTCGTAGTTGCCGTGGCATCGGGTCGGGGTCTCGAACTGCTTGTAGAAGCAGCGAGAGTAGACCTTGAACTGGTTCGGGTATTCGCGCCATCCGTCCGCCACTAATTGTTCGTAGATGTTCATTCTGATTTCTTTCTCAATGCTGCCTCCAGCTCGAACGCACAGATGCGGAGCTGCGTCATCAGGGAGAGGGTTTGGTCGTGGGGAATCCTTTTGGACCTGGCCTCCTCGACCTGACGTTGGTACTGGTCGGCGTCCTTGCGCCACTTGATGATGAGCTTGGTCATGGCATCGAAATGTGTGCGGCGGCGATTTTTGCGTGGTTTTCTTCAATAAACCGACACCGTACCCATTCGCGGCCGGTTACCTTGCACCGCCAATCACCGCCAAAATACCCACAGCATCCACCATCATTGATGCACGAAGCTTCTCCTGGAGTTTCGTAACAGCAATCGAATGAAGAGTTGGATGTAGGAACAGTGTTTGATCCTCTGCCTTGCATCGCAGACCGCCATCCGGCGTATGCTGGCAGCTTTCGTTCTAAGTGTGCGTTGTCGTTCATAGCGCCATCTCCTCCTGGACCATCCCTTCGACCTTTTCTTCACCCTCATCTTCGTTCTCGTCCTCAACTGTCTCTGCTGCAACTGCCTGGTCCCGGCTCCATTGAGACCTTGGGTTTGCAATCGCGAACAGGAGCGAGTGGGTCTTGCACCACCGCCGGCATCGGCATTCGAGCCTCGACGTGAGGGTGGATGGCTCCTGGCACGAGGGCCATTCGCACGGGTCGTCTGTGGTGGTGGGGGGTGCTTCCATAAGTTAGAAAGGGAGGTCGAAGCCCGCGACCTCATTGATGATCCACGGGCTTTTAGCCCCTAGGAACTTGGGGTCATAGGCAGGGTCCACCTCTACGACGATCTGCACGGTGGAGTGGCGGGAGAACATTGGGGGGTACGCGGTGTAGATGCTGAACGCCTCGATAGGAGCGGTGGAGAGGTACTCAGCGCAGGAGACGAAGATGGTGGATGGGGGTGCTTTAGTTCTGTCCCCAATTTGACCAAGGACCAATTTGACCACCATCCGCTTGTGACGCTCCACTTCAGCTTTGAGCGCTGCAACTTCAAGGTCGTGGTCGGCCTTGGACACCACGTCGCCATCGAACTTGCGGAGTTGGTCCATGGCGAATTTCAACTCGGCCGCCTGGGAAGCGGTCAGTTTAAGTTGAGCCTGGCCCCCTTTCGTCTTGCTCATGTCGTTTTCAGATAGCCCGTCGCAAGCCGCTGTTGGCCCGCCAGCGGGTTTTGATGGAAGAGTTGTCACGTTACAGTGGTGGCCTTCACCGGAAGCCCTACGACGAACGCAGGGATCTGGTCGAGCGGCAGGGGGGTGGCGGGCACCCGTGGTAGGTGGGTCAACTTGTGTGCCACCGCTCCGTTGTCGAAGGCTACCTCGGCCGCCAGTGCGTATCCAGCGGTCCCCTTCATCTGCTCCGCGTATTGGCAGAGGTTGGTGAGTTCGATCATGGTCATCCCGTTCGGGCCGTGGCGGACCATGTGCGGCCTCTCGATGGCCGGCGCTGGAGGTTGTGTTTCGAGCCGATGCTCGCAACCAATCGGTCGGTCCGCTCTGTTGAGCCAGTTGATGAACCGGGTTCGGGTGGGTGGCTTGCCTTTCTGGGCGCACCACCTCTTCATCTTCGAGAACTCAACCTCGATGTGGATGCCTCGATAAGCGATGTCGTCGGCCAACTCTTTGAACCAGGCGGCATCACCCGACTCGTCATCGCCGAACGTCACTTTGGGACGGCCCTTCTTTTTCGGTAGAAGCGGAGCGCCATTATCGGGCGGGGGCGGCGGGGGCGATTTAAGAGCTTTGCTCCGCTCTGCTAGCTCTGCTAGCTCTGCTAGCTCTGTCGGAGCATACCTAGTAGCAGTGCTAGCAGGTATGCTAGTAGCATCGGGAAGTGTGGTTTTGTTGGGGTTTTCCAGTTTCACGCCCCACCGCTTTATGGCGTTATCCCTGCCCTTTTTCTTAAAAGCGGATATGTGCCCTTGATGTTCCAACCAGTCATGCACTAAATAAACACCGCCTTCGCTATGCAAGAATCCTGCACGCAGCATTGCTGCTAGCATCTCGCCGTCTGCCCCCCACCAACCGCAGATACCTTCGATCTCCTTCACAGAATAGTCGGAGAGAACACCGTCTTCGCTGTGGAACTTTCCGCAGTACGCCCAAAGACGGAGAGGGAGCGCGTCCGCGCCACGGCCAAGGAGCGCCACCAACCGCTTGGTCTTCCGGTGCTCGAAGTAGTCGAGATCTAGGTTGAGAGAAGGCATAGGTTACTCCGTCGCGACCGCATGGCGATGGTCGATGAACCGGTAGACAGGCTTCTCAAACAGCACATTGATGGACCCGGACGGGCCTCCTCGGTTGGCGATGACGGAGATCTCCGCCTCGGCGTTCGCCAGTTCGATCTGGTCGTCTTTACCGTGGATGACGATGACGCAGTCTGCATCCTGGCCAATCGACGCGGACTCCCGAAGGTCAGCAAGCCTGGGCCGTCGCTTCCCTTCCGACTTCTCGAACTCTCGGTTGAGCTGGGCCAGCGCGATCACGGGTACTCCTAGCTCCATGGCGAGGGCCTTGAGCCCTTTGCTGATGGAGCTGATCTCCTGTTCCCGGCTTCCCGCCCGACCTCTCGACTCTTTGGACCCCTCCATGAGCTGGAGGTAGTCCACGCCGATGAGCTTCACGCCCTTCTCGACAACTAGACGGCGGGCAACGGCTCTCAGCTTACCGATGGAGATGCCTGGCTCGTCGATGGTGGTGAGCGGTTGCTTGGCCAGCTTCACCATTGCAGCGGTTATGCGTGACCACTTGAGCTGCCGAGCCTTCTGCTCGCCAACGTTGATGTCCTTCGCGTCGTAGTCGATGGACGATGGGTTGGCTAGCTCGTGAGACGGAACGCCTGACTCGCGGCAGAGGCTCCGCTCGTTCACGTCGTCCTGGGGCATCTCCAGCGAGAACAGGGCCGCCGGGAACACCGCCCCGCCTTTCTCGTCTTTAAGCCCGCAAGCGTGGTCAAGGAATTGCAGCACCAGGGACGACTTGCCCCATTTAGCTAATGCAGCGATGACGTAAAGCTTCCCTGGCTTCCAACCGTTCGTCATCTGGTCGAGTGCGGCCAGCGGTGTCGGGATGCCGACCACAGCACCGGCCCGCTTGCGATTTATGTCCATCGTGTCCACGACGCGCCGGAGGCTGTCTTTGCGCGTGGTTGCCGCACGGACCAGTCGGATCTGGCGGATCTGCATGATGTCCCGCTCCACCTCGTCGATGAGGGTGTCCACTCCTCCCTCGTGTTCACGGACCCGTCTGAGGACGTTTGTGCAGACCTGCACCATCTTCCGCAGAACACTTTTCTCGATGACCGTATCCAGATAGTGGGGGAGGTTTGCCGCGCTGGGCACGGCATCCATCAGGCTGCTCAAGTAGGCGAGGCCGCCGGCACCGTCCAGTTGCTTGATGTCCTTCAACCTCTGTTGCACCGTGATGAGGTCAATCCCATTTCCGCCCCGCTCGTCATACATGGTGAGAAGCACCTCGTACAACGCTTGGTGGCGCAGGTCGTAGAACATCTCCGCGTCCGACCCAGCCTGCTCAAGACACATTCCGAGGCATTCCTTCGGAGAAAGAAGGATGCAGCCGAGCACGCCTTGTTCGGCTTCTGTCGAATGAGGGGGGAGTTGATCGAGCTTGGAGAGGTCGATTGCTGATGCCCTTTCTCCGCGTGGGTTCCAGGCTTTTTCGTAAGACATTTGTGGCTCTGAGGTCATTTTATCTCCTCGATCGTGATTTCTGTGCGCGGGTTTGCGGAGTCCTTCTTCTGGGTCACTGATAGTTCGATGTGTTCTGCTGAATCATCCGGTATCAATCCGGCATAACGGGCTGCGTCGATGAAGTATTTCGGGGTCAGGTTGTCCGGGTCTATGAGCCGCGTGCGGTAGCTGACAACGCTGACGCGAAAGCGACCTGGGTGGCTTCTTTCTCGCGCCTTCTTTTCCACGGGTTCATCGCGAACAGGGCGTTGAGGCTCGGGACTTTGTGGAACACGATGAGCTTCACGGGGTAGCTGACCGGCCGTGTTGGCGGCGAGAAATGCGGCGCTGGCGTTCGGGAACCTTTTCTTGAGTGCTTCATACGGCATCAACGGATTCCGGCTCATACGAGTAGTTCCTCCTCCGCTTCCGGCCTCAGCGGGCCGTAGAGCGGGAGGACTCGCTCTTTCAACCTTTCCACCACGATGTCGCAGTAGTCTTTGTCGGCTTCTATCCCGATTGCCTGAATGCCGAGGTCGCGGGCTGCAATCAGTGTGCTTCCGCTCCCGCAATAAGGGTCCAGGATGGACAACGGACTGGTGGCGTGCCCGATACACCAGCGCATCAACGCGAGCGGCTTCTGGGCAGGATGCCACTTGGTCTCCTTGTTCTTCATGTCCTGCTGTATCATGCCGTTCCAGCGGTAGGTCAGCTTCCGGACCGGCATGTCGATGTTCGTCCACGCCAACTCAGCGTCAGCGAAGTCTCCAGAGTTGTCTTTGTCCCACACCAGCCACCCAGCAGTCGGGGGGAGCCGCATGAAATTACCCCCCCAGATGATGGACTGGTCGGCGCGGCTGACCATCATCTCCAGAACCCATCGGTCCGGGGGGCTCTTGTCCCACCGCTTCACGTCCCAAGCCTTTGCTGGCCCAAGGTTGGACCGACGGCCAACCGATGAGGCTCCCTTGTCGCGGTCGTGGTTGATCCCGTAGGGTGGGTCAGTGAGCAAGAGCCCGAACCTACCAAGCCGAGGCACCATGTTTGCCGCGTCTCCGTAGAATAGCGTGATGCCTTCGGCTTGGTAGTAGGGGTCCATGGGTCAGAACTTCTTCCCGCCGTGCTTCGCGGTGCGCCCCTTGTTCATTTCCGCCTTTGCGACGACGGCCTCGGCGACACGCCACCCTCGGGCGTGAGCCATGTCCATGATACGGATGACCACATCGGCAAGCTCCGCCTCGACGGCCCGGAACTCGGGAACCTTGTCGTCCGGAGGGTTGCCCTGTCGCAGCCCCTCAAGCGCCTCGGACAGTTCCGAGTGCATCAGCGCAATCGCCTCGCCATCGTTCCTGGCTTGGTCCCACCACCCCTTGCTGACGGCGGTGGCGTGAACGTCGGACTGCTGTTGCCTGAATGCGGCGATAAACGAAGTTTGTGCCGGGGTGCAGATCATGGGGTCTTTGTGTCCTTCAATCATAGTCGGTGCGAAAAGGCCGGGGTGGGGTCAGAACGGAACGTCGTCGTCGGCCGGGGGCGTGGCCGGGGGCGTGGCCGCAGGTCTCCGAACAGGGTTTCCAGCGTTCACGACCGGGGCCGGTCTTGCTGGCGCTCCACCACCACCGTCGGCGTGCTGCTCGACTGAATAGTAGAACGTGTAGATCTCCACATTGGACATCCACTTGCCTGCCTCGCGCTTGCTCTCGTACACATTGGAAGACACCTCTCCGGAGACGCAGACGAGTGCCCCTTCCTTGATGTCTGCCAACGCTTGTTCCATCTCTCTGGCTTGAAGCTTGATGTCGGTCCGTTGCCGGTATCGCTTCTCTCCAAACAACTGCTCGTCACCGACAAGGGTGAACGCGATGAACGACTTGCCGGACCTCCCGGTCAATGTGCGGGCGTCAGATGCGACGCGACCGATGAATGTTGCGATTGGTTTCTTCATTGTAACGTTACAGTTTGCGTTTCATAAAACCCGGCAGGCTGAGCTTCCGCAGATTTTGCGGGTAGCCTGGCCATACTCCGTCCCGACTGCACTTGGCGTAGGTGTCCATGTCCGTCAGGCACAGGGAGTAACCCCAACGCAGTGCCTCCTCATCCAGTGTGTAGGCCGCCACCAGGTAAGGGGGGGTCTTCTCGATGGCGAAGAACACGAACTCGCTGCGTTTATCCTCAGACCCGCACAAGCGGTCCCAGAGGTTGAGATACCACGCCGCCTGAGAGGCGTAGCGGAAGTTCACGAGCGCCTTTGAGAACTCCTCTTCGCTGGCGTCCTGCGTTGTCTTGAAGTCGATGAGCCGCTTCGACTTCGGCACGAAGTCCAGCCGGCCTTTTCCGCGAACCGGACCGTAGGTGGTGTTGAGGTGGGTGAACAAGCTGACCTCGCTGGTGCCTTCCGATAGGTACTCACGGACGAGTGGGTGGCGTGACGCTGCCTGGGACATCCCGACAATCTCCTCGTAGCTGTCCCTGCCGGTCTTTGGTAGCACGATGAGACCTTTGCTCAACTGCTCCTTCTTCCAGTCACGGCAGTAGGTGGCGTTGCCGCTCCACTTCTTCGTGGTCTTCCCGTCAGGGTACTCCTCTGGTTGGAGGGCGATGCCGGGAAGCGGCTTCTCAGGCTCAAGGATGAGGCTGTGTGTCAACGTCCCGATGATGTGGGCGGGCTTCGGCTCCCTGTACGTCAGCATGTAGGCCAACCCATGCGCCGGGGTCGGAGACATCTCCTTCATCAACGAGTGGCTCAGCGCCGGCTCGGCGAAGTAGTCGGCCGATGGAACGTCGTAGAAGACTCCGTCCGATCCAGTGGTGAACGGGATGGCACTCATTCGGAGGCTTTCGGGGTCTTGATCGCCTTGACGACGAGGGACCATTTGCGGAGCACCGAGTTGATGACGCTCGGCTTGACCTCGTTGACTTCATCAAGGCTCCCGAGGCTATCGCAGTCGGCGTAGCCGGTCTGGATGTGCTGCATCAACTCGGCCTCCGTCACCCCATCCTTGAGCATGTGGCCGGCGAGTTGGACCATCACCTCGTTCTTCGGAGCCTCGGAGGGGGGAGGCGCGATGAACTGCATGGCGTCTGCCGCCTTTGCCGCAGGTTCAACGGCAGGAGAGGGAACCGGAGCCAGGAATGGAGGCAGGGGCTTGGCCTCCTTCGAGAAAACCTCGTCGATGCTGGTGTCGCCTTCCTTGATGGCGGTCGCGTAACCGATGAGTTCTGCAAGGTGGTCGAGGGTGATGTCTTCCAGAGCATTGACGCCAAGCACGGCGAACACTTGCTCCTTCTTCACGCCCATCTTGGTGAAGTGGGCCAACGCATCCGCTCGGCGAGACACCAGCGTCTTCGCGTCTCCGATGGCAACCTTCTTGGCCTGCTCGTAGACTGGCTTCACCAAGGCCAAAGGCACGACTCTGAACGTGGCGTTCCGGAGCGCGATGGAGCACGCCGCGTTTCCGGTCATCACGACCATGTCGTCGCTGAACCTGCGGCCTTCCTTCGTGGTGACGCGGCGCTTCACCTCGACGGAGATGCTCACGTTGTTCTCCAGATCGTGGCAGACGCCCTGAGCCGTGATGATCTTGCCGTCGTCGGCGATGACGCGGGCTCCAGCGCGGAGGTTCTGGTAGGTGGCCAGCGCAATCTCAGCCATTCGGATGGACGGCCCTTGGATGGATTTGCCGTCTCCACCTTTGCGCGCCGGCAGGGTGAAGAAACAGCCCGACGCGGTCTCTTGGTCAAGAGTGGCAAAACTCAGCATCTTGGCCTTCACCATGGACAGCGACCGCGGGTACTTCTTGGCGGTGGAAACTTGGCTGTCGATGGCGGCGCGCTCCATGACGGCAAGCGCGTCCGGGACTACCGCATCAATCTCAATTTCGGCGATTTCGTGCATTTTTAGTGGGTGTTGTCGTGGATGTGTAACGTTACAGAAAACGGCAGAGTCGGGCAGATCTAGGGCCACTTGGCCCCTCTGCGCGGACGGGAGGGGGTCACTTGAATTTTCCAGCTTCGACGGATTTGGCGAAGGACTCCACCGCGGCGGCGGAGATGTAGTTGCGGCTGTTGATGACCCGGTCCGGCCGCACCCACCCCTTGGCCCGCCACATGGCCCCGGTCCGGTGCCCGACGCCGATGCACTTGAGCCAAGTGTTCCAGCGCATCATCGGAACGAGCGGGAGGAGAAGGTTCACGGAGGGCTTTGGTGTCACGCGATGACCCCTTCGGTGCGGAGTCGCCATTGCTCGGCCTCCATGTTCAATCGGGCCGTGGAGTCTTGGAAGAACCTACCGACCTCCGACGACAGCCATGCTTCGGCCAAGGCCATGGCGTAGGCTTCGGAATCGAAATCCACCACGCCAGCGCCGGGAATCCGGGACATGAACTCCTCTCGGTAACGGAACGCCCTGTTTGCGGCTTCACGAAACGGCCCATAGGCTGAATCCGGGATGCTCAACGATACCTCAACCGGCTTGTGGTCAGTCATATCGAGCCCCCTTTAGACCGCCTTTGCACTTTTCCTCACGACGGGGCCGAGGTGGTTGCGGATGCAATCCTCCAAGACCATCTTGACCGCCCCGTAAGCCCACCCACCGCACGGCATCTTGAATCCCCTCCGGTTGATTTCGCGCGCAATCAATAAATAAACGTCCGGTGCAGGTTTCAGGCCAAAGTAGGTGTCCGGACGGTTCTTCTGGGGGCGGCCAGCGGTCTTTTTGGTTACGGCGGAGGACATTGTGACAAAGGGGACGAGTGGTGGTTTTCCTGCGACGCCAAAAAGTTAACCAAAATAAATTCTGCAACAAGGTAAAACGGTTGACGCGCCACTGGATTGGGTTTAACAGATTTACGCCCAAGGCATAAATAGCTGCGTGAATCGCAGGAAAAACCGAAAGGAAACCAGTTGAAAAAAAAACCAAATCAGCAGAAAGCGCCCACGCTTTCGTTCGTTGGAGTCCGCTTAAAACCTGACGTTGAGGAACTTCTCAGGCTCGCCGAGGAAGCGACCGGGGCGTCGAGGTCCACCTTGGTCATCGAGTCGTTGATGCTGTTTTTGCCGACGGTGCTGGACACGATGGCCGGTAAACGCGCCACTTCTGCGCTAAAATTCCAGACCGCTATGCGCCGGAGGCTGATCAAAAACATGGGTACACCAGATGGAGTACCTGAACAGGCCAAGCCATGACCAGAAAAATCAAACCCCCTGGAGGTAAAAGAGTCACCATTAAGGATTTGGCTGAGAAGAGTGGATGGTCCGCGATGTCCTGCTCGCTGGCGATCAACCACCAGCCTGGCCTGTCTCAAGAGACGGCCGACGAGATCCGCGAGGTCGCCGACAGGATCGGCTATGTCCCCAGCTTGAGCGCTCGCGGGCTCAAGAACGGCAAAAGCGGCATTGTGCTCATCCTCACCAAGAGGCTGGACAATGCCGCCATCGAACCCGTGATTGTTGCTGTTCAGCGCGTCAAAAAGGCGTGCCTAACGGTCATCACTGATGACCTGAATCGGTCGATGAACGACTTGCAGGCTTACAAACCGGAAGCGGCTGTCGCTTTCGGTTTTGAGGACGCGCCATCGGGGGTCATCGTGGCGGGCCGAAGATCGGCTGACTCGATTGCGGTCGATATTTTTTCCGCATTGGTATAAGCCCCCAGCTTAGCCGCCATTTTCTGCCGGTGGCTGTTGTTCAGGTGACCATAGACCTTGCCGACGAGGATGCCGCCGTCCTTGTGCCCTAGCCACGCCGCGATGGTCATGTAGTCGATGCCGGCCATGACGCACTTGCTCGCGAAGTAGTGGCGCATGGCGTGGAACCCGGTGACGCGCTTCGCGCCGGTGGCGACGCGCGCCGTTCTGAACGAATGCTCCAGGCATTTGGCTGGAATGTCCTCCGCGGCTCCAGCCATCGCTGACGGGAACAACCACTTGCTCTCCGGGTCTTTCCGGGACGCCATCTCCACGAGCAGTCCCTCCAATGATGGGCTCATGTCCACCCATCGGGTATCGCCGTTTTTGCTCCTCCGGTAACCGCCGATCAGGACGCGCTTCAGTTCCATGTCCACATCCGCCCACGCCACGAGCAGCCCCTCCGATCGACGGGCACCGGTCGCCGCCAAGAACCCCACGAAATCGGACAAGAGGTGGCCGTTCTTTAGATGGCCAATCGACCAACCCCTCAATGCGTCAATCTCCTCGTCGTCGGTGAGAGGCTTCTTGTCAGCTTTGTAGGGTAGGCGCTTCACCCCATCTAGCGGCCTCACCTTGACGCCGAAGACGGTCTCCGCGTGCTTGACCACGTTCCCAAGGATGACCAACTCGTGGTTCACCGTTCTGCCGCAGACCTTGTCCACGGACTGCCGGCGGCCCATGTGTGCCTTGACCGCGGCTGGGGTGATGCGGTCCAGCGTGAACCCGCCAAAGCTGGTTTTCAACGAGCGGACACACTTCCGCTCCCCTTTTAGAGTGCTCTCTCGCTTACCGTCGTGGAGTGACGCCTCGAACTCCAGGTAGTGATCGGCCGCAACCGAGAACGTCGGGGCCTTCGCTGACATAGCTAGCTCGCCGTCGCGACGGAGCTTCATCACGTCCTGCATCGCCACCACCGCCTCAGCGACAGTGCTGGCGTCCTTCAACGCGATGCGCTTGGCCCTGGGTTTGCCCAGTGCGTGGTCCATGACCGAGAGCTGTGCGTAGTACCGTCCGTTGCGGACCCAGAGCCCACGGATGGGCCGTCTCCTGCCGTCGAGTGCCTTTACAAAAACATTGTCTCCGCGCAGTGGGGCCGGTCTACCGTCCGGCGTTGTTTGAGGTTTCGTTCCTAAAGGTGAGGATTTCATCAGGAAATAGGATTAGCACAAAAACTAGCACACAAGCAAGTCTGGGTGGAGTGATTAAGTGTAAGTGGTTGCTAATCAACGTTAAAAAGTCGTCATGGAGGTGGCTAAATGGCAGACTACGGGGACTGTCAGTCCCTATTTGTAGCGTTACAATTTCCGTGCAAAATCGTTTCAAAAACCTCCCATCCATACACTTAGGAAAGAGATTGCTGCGCGTAAACTGTTGCGTTACAAATGGTCCGAGAAATGGGTCACTTCAGCACAATCCGTAGCACAGGACGCCGGCTCAGGAAGCGATTGGACCGCGCCAAACTGGTCGCCTCAGCGGTGTTCTCGGCGGTCAGATTCCGGTGCCGCCTCGCTGGTAAAAATTGCGCCAGCGACCTCACGGCGGCGGCGTGGGGCATGGCTGGATTGGTGTTCTCACCGGGCCGAATCGCCAAGCTCGGTCGCCAACGCATCCGCTTCTGCGCGACCAAGTGCCCGTTCTACGACGACCTCCGCAAGACCTGTGGACAGGAGAACGCCACCACCACCGTTTTCGGTAAAACAGAAATGGCAGGATGCGGGTGCTTCATGCCGGCGAAGGTTGGCATCCCGGCGGCGACGTGCTGGCTCAACGAGCGGACAGATGGAGAGATCGGCTGGCCGAAACCCCTTCAACGCAACGCCGGTCTCAAGCTGTGAACACCCCATCCACTGAACTCGCCGTCGTGGTGGACGGCAAATCTATCGACGGCCCCGCGCAGGCGCTCGGCATGGACATCCGCGACGAGCACGCGCGGAACTCAGGCGAGCTGATCCGGGCACTGGCCAGCGCCGGAATCGCTGAGCTGGTGCTGGTGAAGTGGTGGCGCGAGTTCGAGCTGATCTCGAAGCGCAACCAGCAATGGGCAGAGTGGCTGGATGTCGTCGTGTCCAGTGGAGCCCACGTCAAGCCGGACGTGCTGATGCGGTACGATGAGCATCGCCAGATGTTGACCGACCAGATGGTCAGTCTCGGGACCGCCATCATCGACCACGTCAAGTCCATCGCCTCGAACCAAGCGCCAACCAACAAAGCGAAATCGTTCGTGGCGTCCGTCAACCCTGTTGCTCGGGCACTGGCCGACCACAAGCCAATCGTCATCCCTGGGGCGGTGCCTTCACCGGAGGAGATGGTGGCGGCCGTGACCAAGAAGATGGCGGCCGTTAAGTAGGAACCCATATCCATGTCCTCCAAAGCCTGTAAACTCACCGCCGCCGAAGCGACCGAATACGCTGAAGCCATGGCCGCGCTCAAACCTTTTGGCCTCACCGTTGAAACGTTCGTAACGATGTTCGTTGCGCTTCGGAATCAGTTACCCCCCGGCGTGACACTCACGGAAGTTGCGGCAGAGTCGCAAGCCGCACCGGCCACATGAAGACCCCGCTCGACAAGTTCCCGCCGTTCATGTGCCGGGCTTTCGCTCACCGCGGACGGCATCCGCTGACCCGCGAGGAGATCGCCAAGAAGGCCGGCATGAGCGTCCGGATGGTGGACCGGGTCTCGCGACGGGCGACCTGGTGCGGGATGAAGGTGTGCGCCGCGTTCGCGTTCGCCTCAGCCTGTGGAGTGGACCTGATGCACCCAAAGAACGCGGTGCGCTACCTCCGACACAAGAAGAAGGCCCACTGGTCCGCGTCCGCGCGCTACGAGCTGATGTTCGAGAAGCTGCTCACCGACGGGGCAAGGAACATGAGGGATTGACTCCGCCACAGTGTAACGTTACACAACCGCCGGCAGGGTAGATCAGTCTGGCAGATCGTCGCGCTCATAACGCGGAGGCCGTCGGTTCAAATCCGACCCCTGCTCCCACTTTCAAATCTCCACCTCAAAGATCTGCGGGCGCTTCCCTTCGTCGGGAGAACTCCCTCCAACGTCTGCTGCCATCTCTGAGTAGATGACGTAGCTGATGGCGTCCCAGATGTGCTTGTTGGGTTCGCCGCGAGGGATGAGCAGGTTGGTGTTCCGGTTGTTCGGCCGGCACAGCTCACGGAACATCTGGGCGGCGTAGGTGCAATGGGCCGAGACGTGGATGCGATTCTCGGAGACCATCGACGCCACAAGCTGCAGCCGCTTCCTCATGGCGTTGGGGCTTTTGGCCTCGTAGGCAAACTGAAGGCTGAGCCGGTTGTTGCTAGCCCCCTCCACGATGGCCGCTTCGGTCTGAGGGCTGGTGGAACGGAACGCCTCAAGGGAACTGTCCGACCAGCTCACCCACCGGATCTTCCTGCCAAGGTGGGCCTCCAGTGAATCCATCTTCTCGACGAAGAGTTCAGCAAACTCGACGAGCAGCATGTCCTCTTTCAGCGACACCAGCTCGTCGATAACGTCCCAGTGGACATCGCCATCCTTGCCGATGCGCTTCTGCATGATGACGGCGGCGTGGTTGACCTGGCCGGTGTCGAATCCGCAGTAGAGGGTGGAGGTCTTGGGGGACGGGTTCAGGTAGTCCCAATGATCCGGGTCCGACCCTTCGCACTGTCCGACGACATGGAGTTCGGTCTTGAACCCTGGGAACCATCGACCCGACCTACCGGTCTTCGTCCACTTCCCGAGCACGAACCGGTCGTACTCGTCAGCCTTCCCCCAATAGGTGGCTTTGAGGTCCGCGATCTGCTGCGGGTCAACGAACGGGTTGTCTTCAAACCCGAACTCGAAAAGCTTGAGCCCGGCCTGACGGCGACGGAACCGGGTGCGGTCGTCGTCGTTCCGGCAATACTCCGGGAACGACTCCATCACTCGTTCTCGATACCAGATCTCGTAGGCGAAATGGTCGATGCCCTCCTCGGGCGGGTTGGTGTCGCTGATCCATTGGTGGCACTCGTAGGGGAGGCCGTAGTTCCGCAGCTGCTGGATGGATAGGTCGAACACGGAGCGGGAGTGGAAGTTCTGCAACTCCGCGAAGTAGATGCACGAGAACCGGGTGTTGAGCAGCTTCTCGGCGATGTCGTCGTCGAAGTCCAATGAGTGCAGCTCGATGCGGGACTCGCCTCCCCAGTAGTTACGCATCGTGAAGTAGTGCATCCGGGTGGAGCCGTCGATGCGTGGGCCGGCTGGTCGGTTCTTGTCCTCTCCAGGCTGCTTCGTGTAGCCGAAGTCCTTGCCATCCTCCGCCACCAGGCCGGCATCCAGCCACTCCCGCATGGTGAAGCCGGTCAGGTCGGACCAGACGCCGCCTTTGCCGGCCTTGATGGTCTTGGTGAACATCCCGATCCGTGCGTCCGGCGTCTCCCAGGCATGGCTGATGAGCCGGTGCATGGTGGGGACGGTCTTTCCGGTCAGGCGTGGCCCTGTGACCAGGACATAGCGGTCCTTGCAGTTATAGACATCCATCTGCTTGGGCGACAAATTTGGCACCCATAGCCCTGATTCGGTGGTTGGCATTCGCAGCTTGCAGCCTGAAACGGCTGTTGTGTAACGTTACATCCAGAATCTACAACTAGGCAACCGGGAACAACATCATGGACTACAAAAGCACCTGTATTGACGCAATCGCATCTGCCATCTCCGACATGGATGACGGCACACAAGCCACAATCGAGCTGACCGGAACCGTGTCCACCGGGGCTGACGGCCTGAAGACCATCACTGATGCCAGCGCTATCGTGAAAGACGAGTCCGCTGAGAGCGCAGCCCAGGAGGAGGCAGAGAAAGCAGCTGTCCCTGCTGGTGTCACCGCGCTGGCGAAGAAAAAGGCGGTCCCGATGGTGGCAGCGGTTGAATAACCTGGCGTGCAAGACAAGGTATTCAAAACAAACCCGATTGTCGGGACGCTTAAAGTCGAGATTGCTCCATTCGTCGTGAGCTTCCCGTCGGGCGATTACCATTACCAGGGAGGCGTGGTGACGCTCCCGAACAACTCCACCAGGTACATCACTGTCCGTAAGTCGGACATGCTGGCGCTCGCGATTAGTTCCCCGGACCAACCAGCCTACATCTATCTCGCGCAATACATCACCCGTAGCGGCGCGGTAAGTCGCGTTGACCACTTCGAGAACGGCCCGAACGAAGGGGAGTGGAACGGTGTCCTTCCAGCGAACGAATACCAACCAAGCCGGCCCGCAGCGAAGGCGGCGGTGAATCTCCACCACGACACTCTCTATTACATAGACAACACACTCGTTGGGGATGTCTTTAATCGAGGGTGGTTTCTCTACGACCAGGACTCAACTTTCCCGGCTGACGATTCGGACTCAATCGCACTGGATACACTTTCTGGCCGTCTAATCAGGAAGGGTTCGACTGAACCCGATAGGACTGTCAGCTATGTCTCAGACCACCCCGGCACACTCACGATGGGGATGGCCGTCTGCTTGATTGCGGGCCAACTGCGAAGGGCCACCAATGCTTCACCGTACAATGTCCCGATTGGTCTCCTATACGAAGACACTCTCCTTCAGGGCGTTGCCGGTCGGGTCCAGACCGACTTGAACCTGACCATGCCAGCGCTGGCTTGGGGCGACGCGACCGGGATGGTGGGCGGTCTCGCTCCAGGGCAGATCTACTTTCTCACCTCCACGGGGGCAATCACTCCCTTCGCCCCCAGCGTCGGCTACATCGTGCCCGTTGGCTTGGCCCTAAGCTCAACCACATTTAGGATTAGCTTTAATTCAAGTGTAAAACTGTAAGGATCATTATGGCTGCTGTAATACCTATTCGAGTTACTTCTGCTGGGCAGCTCGCCAATTTCCAAACGGGCGATTTCCTCGACCTTAACTTGGGCGGCACTGGAGCCACTACTTCTGGTGCGGCTCGGACGAATCTAGGTGTTGCCATTGGGTCAGACGTGCAGGCGTATTCTGCCGATGCTGCGTCTCTGCATTCCTTGAGCGGCACCTTGGGCCTTGCTTGTCGTACTGCCGCTAACGTCTTCACGATGCGGCAGGTCGCGGTTCAAACGCGACTGACGGTCACGAACCCTGCTGGAACGGCAGGCGACATCACGCTCGACCTAAACACGTTGGCGGATTCTGGGGCTGGAACGTTCGCAAAACTTGCACGCGATACTTATGGTCGCGTGAGCGGAACGACGGCTGTGGTCGCTGGCGACATCACCGCGCTGGTAAACGCCATCTACGCGCCCATCAACAACGCGGTGTTCACTGGGACCACGACGCTGGCCGCTGACCCTGCGTCTGCGTTGCAAGCCGCGACCAAGCAGTACGTTGATGCAATCGCAGCCGGTCAACGGGTCCGCGATTCCGTCCGGGTCAAATCGACCGCCAACATCAATATCAGCACTGGCACGCTGCTGACCATCGACGGCGTCGTTACTGCCTCGGGCAATCGCGTGTTGTTGACGGACCAGACGGCTGGCGCAGAGAACGGCGTCTACATTGCCTCGACTAGTACTTGGACTCGCGCAACTGATTTTGACAGCGCATCAGGTGAAGTCACCGGTGGCGCAACCTTCTGGGTCAACGAAGGCACTCTTTGGGCAGACACGGGTTGGACGTTGACCACTAACGACCCGATTGTTGTTGGCACCACTGTGTTGGTGTTCACGCAATCTTCGGCGCTTGGTCAGGTTGTCGCAGGTAATGGTTTGACCAAGTCAGGCAATACGCTTGACGTAGTCGGCACGGCGGGTCGAATTGTAGCTAACGTAGACAGCATCGACCTTGTTTCAGGCATCGTCACACCTGGCACCTACACCAAGGTCACTGTCGATACCTATGGCCGGGCAACAGTGGGCGCGACAGCAGTTCCCTCGGACATCGGTGCTCAACCGGTGGATGCGGGTTTGACCAGCATCGCGGCTCTGACCGGTGGCGGTGGACTTTACTCGACCGCTACCGATGCGTTTATTCTTCGCAGTATTGCAGGCACGTCAGGTCGCACTGTTGTGACAAACGGAGACGGTGTTGCAGGCGCTCCGGTAATCGACTTGGCTTCGGGCGTAGCTACTCCCGGCACTTACCAAGCGGTCACGGTAGATACCTATGGTCGAGTGACTTCGGGTACGGTGTCTTCTACTACGGTGTTAGAAGACACTTTTATGAATGCCGAAACAGTTGCCATTGCTATTTGTCGCGCAGTCTACGCTCATACCACGACAGACCAAGTTAAGCTGGCGGATGCAACGTCGTCACCTCAAGCGCAAGTCATCGGTTTGGTTAGCTCCACTTCCATTTCGGCGAGTGCTTCTGGGGCTATCGCCTTTGCAGGCGTCATGGCAGCAACTACAACTCAGTGGGATGCTGTGACTGGTCAATCAGGCGGATTAACACCGGGCGCGCCTTATTACTTGTCTAGTGTAACTCCCGGCGCTTTGACCACCACCGCGCCTTCAACAAATTATCTCGCTGTTGTCGGACGCGCCATGAGCACGACCAAAATGGCTCTGCGCTTTGATGCGACCGTTAAACTGACCTGATATGGCTAATCGAATTCCTCTTGTCAGCATAACCGGGCAGCTTCAAACGCTGCCTTTGGGAGACGCCATTAATGCCAACGACGTTGTCATAGGGACTTCATCTGTTGAAGTGGGCTCTGGGCCAAGCGCAAACGAGTATCAAGGCCCGAAGTCGTTGATGGAGTTCGTGTATGCCTTGTCTCGGAGCATCAACGCTCCTGACTGCTTCCGTCACCGCACATACGGTAGTCAGGAAAAGTGGAATGGCTCTGCTTGGTCAGCCGATACAACCAACTGGGATGCCTGTCTCGACAGTTCAGCCATCAACGGTGTTGTAGCAATAAGCACCGCAGAGTATTCTGCCGGGATAACCAAGAAGAGGGTTGTCATAGACATCGGGGGTACTTGGTACAGACCGAACTGTATCATCACCACGGACATCTGGAGCGGGCAGAGTATTTCCTTCACCCTGTTGGTGGAAAGCAGCGTGAACAACATCACGTTTGCGACGGTAGGAACCAGCCAATCTAGCTCAAACGGCAGTCTGGTCTACGTGGCACAGGCAGACGCAGGGCAACCTCGCTACTGGCGTCTGACGTTCACGACCAACGTGGCCATCACCACAGGGCCGCTCCAGATCTCGAAGATTGTGGGGTTGAACAACGGTAATTACGTCAACCTAAATCCTCTCTCGATCGGGTACGACCAGAGAGTGACCGTCACCAAGCAGTTGGTGTCTTCACTAGTCACAGGCACGGCCCCGTTCAGCATTGCTTCGACGACGATGGTGTCGAACCTCAACGCGGAGTTCCTTGGTGGGCAGAATGGTGCATTCTACCGGGATGCGAGCAACCTCAACGCGGGTACGCTACTCTCTGCGCGCCTCTCTGGTGCTTATTCCGGCATCACCGGGCTTGGGACGTTGACCGGTGGGCTGACCATAAACAACAAGCTCACAATCCAAGATAGCCAGCCCGGAATCATCCTACGTGAGACCGACCAGTCAGGCACGACGAACAAGTGGATAGACTGCGAAGGCGGAACGCTTAGGTTGCTGCAAACAAACGACGCCTACAACACGTTTGCCACACACCTCACGATCAGTTCTGCGGGCGCTCTCCGGGCATACGGGTCAGTCACCTGCGACACTACGTTGACCGTCACAGGGCTCACCTCTGCCGCGACCATAAACGCTACTGGCGTGAACGTGACCGGTGGCGTGAACGTGTCAGGGTCAGCGGGTGGGTTCGGAGTCTGCAGGCGGGACACAAACGCTTTTGTTTGGCAGATTTTATCTACCGCAGGCGAGCTGGCTTTTTACAACCAAGTAGGGGTCGCTTACTCACTTTTCATCCAGTCCAACAATAACATCGTGATGGGGGCCACGGCTCAGATAGCCGGCCAGTTCTCATCCACACTCGCTACGGGGACAGCACCGTTCAACGTCACCTCTACGACGTTGTGCTCGAATCTCAACGTAGGTCTCCTTAACGGTCAGGCTGGGTCATTCTACCAAAACGCTGGGAACCTCAATGCCGGTACACTTTTGGCAGCCCGGATGCCCGCTCTGACGGGCGACATCACTACCGTTGCGGGCGGGGTCGCCACGACGCTCGTGAACATAGGAATCACGTCAGCATTTTACGGAAGCTCAACGCAGGTGCCGGTGATAAACTTCGACGCCAAGGGGCGTGCGACCACCGCGTCGAATGTCACCATCACTCCCGCCGTCGGAAGCCTTACGGGTCTTGGGACTGGTGTAGCTACTTTGCTTGGAGGTACGTCAAGCGGCACTGGCGGTCCTTCTGGGACAGTTTCTCCTACGTTCACCGGCACAGTCAGCGCCGCGACCATAAATGCTAGCGGCTTGACCGTCTCAAGCGGCATATCTCAACCTCTCGGGGCTCTAGGAGGAACCGCAGGCAACACGCTTTTAGGGTTGGTGCAGTCGGCGACCACCGGCAATGCCGATAGTCTGCGGACAACCCTCATCCGGAACGCCAACGGCAGCGATTGGCAGACCGCCACCTGGAAGTTGGGTAGAAAGATTGACTTTACCGACATTGGTTACATTGCGTTTGGGCCGAGCTTTGACCTCTACGGTCTTGAGTTTGGCGTGACCTCAGGGATGGCGGTCCGTATCGACAACAGCAAGCGGGTCGGCATCGGCAAGACCCCGACCGTAGCTTTGGACGTGCTGGGAGCCATCACGGCCTCCAGCGGTATCACGGGGACCACGGGAACCTTTTCAAGCCAAGTCAACGGCTCTCTGTTTGTCGAGAAATACACGACCTTCACCCCGACCACCGTGGGTTGGTATCGGGTCTTCACTACTTACGTCATCGGTGGCGGCGTTCTTCGGATAATCGCCTCCTACAACAACAAGTGGGACAATCTGGAGTTAGTATGGAACTCCAACGGCTGGGGACAGTCAGGTCAGATAAGCATCGTCAAGGGCGGTGTGTACGGTGCATACATTGTATCTCAAGTCCGAGTCACTGGTAATTCCGGCGACGCAGCAGGATACCTGGACATCTACGTCTCGGATGTCACCAGCGCCGGGCCTATCTCAATCTACGCTTACGGCCCTGATTGTCCGGCCTTTACGGCTCCGATTGTCGTAGGCGCTGTTGTCGGTACAGGCACCACGAAAACTCTATCGGTGGCGCGTGGGATTGGAACAACGGACCAGTTCTATTCGTCGGTAGCTACCGGTACGGCTCCGTTGGTAGTTGCTTCGACAACGCTCGTCTCGAATCTCAACGTCCAGTACCTGAATGGGCAGCTCGGTAGCTTCTACCAAGACGCCGGCAACCTGAACGCCGGTACCATTCCTTCGGCGAGGTTGGCTAATGCCATGAAGGTCGGCGGTATTCCCGGTGTCGACCTCAACACGCTGACTGCTGCTGGTTCTTATCGCATCCAAAACACCGAAGCGAACCGCCCCAATTCTCTCTCATGGGGTCAGTTGTTGGTGATCCAAGGGGGAGCGGACACAATTACTCAAATCTACGGAGACTACGCTGCAGGCGCTCTCTACACCCGCAGCGGCAACCCGACCAACGTAGGAGGCAGTGGATCTTACACCGCTTGGCATACGATCTTAGGAAGCAACAACTACTCCAGCTACGCCCTTCCGCTGACTGGAGGCACGCTATCGGGCCATCTCTTGAGCGGCTCCGGTTACCAAATCAAATGGTCGGACGGAACCTTGGCAGCACCCGGTTACTCGTTCTACGGCGAGACCAGCACAGGCATCGCTCGTACCGCAGCCGGGACTTTGGCATTGGTCGTAGCGGGTGTTGCCGGAGCCAGAATCAACACGGCAGGTATCGGCGTTGGTGTAGGGACGCCTTACTTTCCTGTCCATGCTAAAGGGTCAGTTTGGGCCGTTCACGCGACGTACACCGGAGAAGGCGGAGGAGCTATCATCGGAGCTTCTCTCAACGGAGTTGCTGAACCGGGGCTGGACCTTCGCCGATGGACTGGAAGCGGCACAATACACGGAACCACGTACATTTTTACGGATAGTAGCGGACAAACATTCTTCTACAACGGGCAGAAATCAACCAACACGCAAGCGACTGTGCTGGCGATGACGTTGAGCACGGCTGGAGGGCTAACGCTTGTTGGAGGACTCACGGCTACGACAATCTCAGGGGCAGGCACCGGACTCACCGGCACCGCTTCGAGTTTGAGCATAGGAGGCACTGCTGGTTCTATCAGCGGCTTCAACAACCCCACGACGGCGGCGACCGCCCACACGATTGTTTACCGCGACCACAGCGGAAACATTATTGGTACATACGGTTTTTTCGTTTACCTGAATATGTCGCACGGAGCCAGCGGTGCGACAGGAGACACGGTATTCTACTCATCGGGCGATGACTATATTCGTAAGAATAACGCCACAGGATTTAGGGCTTCGCTTAATGTGCCAACCCGCACGGGCGGAGACGCAAGCGGTACTTGGGGCATCAGCATCTCAGGCACCGCCGCATCCGCGACCACGGCGACCAACATCGCAGGCGGCGTTGCAGGAGGCGTCCATTACCAATCCGGCGTCGGTGCGACTGCAATCACGGCCGCCGGCACTTCTGGACAGGTGCTTACTTCTGGTGGGGCAAGTGCTCCGACGTGGACGACACCCAGTGCAGGCACGGTCACGCTCGTCTCTGTCTCCAGTGCAAACGGCATTACAGGTTCGGTTGCTACCAACACGACCACGCCAGCCATCACGCTCACGCTCGGGGCCATCACTCCCACGTCGGTGGTGGCATCGGGCACCGTCACCGGCTCGAACCTGTCCGGCACGAACACCGGAGACGGCGCTGGGCTTACTGGTGCGGCCGGGTATGTCGCTCGGTTCACATCAGGTACGGCGCTGACATCCAGCGTCATCCGAGATGATGGTACCAATGTTGGCATAGGCACAGCTGCTGCCTCCGGTAAGAGGCTTTCCGTCAGCGGTGACACAGCCCTAAACGGACAATTAGCTTTAGGTGTCACAGAGGTCCCCGGAGGCACTGGCTCTTTCCAAATACAGAAATTCTGTGTCATTACCGTCGGCACCGTAGCGTATAAGGTTGCACTCTATAACTAAAAAGACATGAACGAAATAGTGCTCATAGGACGAGACAACCCAGGAGGCTATGGCGACGTGCTTCGTTGCATCGAAGCGGCGCTTGGCGATAGGCTTGCCGGGTCTGTCGGACTCTTCAATCCTCACAACCTTGTCGCCGAACCCGCGGTGGAGCTGTACGTGGTTCCCATGGGTTACGGAAGTTCCGACTATCCAGCCGCCCGCAAGGGAAACAAAACCGCCATCTACACCATGTGGGAGACGGACTGCTTGAACAAAAGGCAGGCCGAATTCCTGCGACGCTTCGATGTCGTCATGGTGCCATGCACCTGGTGTCGCGATGTCTTCGCCGAAGCGGGCATCACCGCCCATGTGGTGCCTCCCTACGTTGAGATCATCGAAGGTCCAGGCAGCAGGGACAAGTTGCTGGCGGGTGGAGCTGCGTCACCGATCTTCCGCAAGCGATTGGACAAGGTGGTGGATCTGCTGCACGCCACCGGAGAGGCTTATTCGGTCCGTTCGGACGACCCATCTGTTTTTCCCGGGTGCGGCGACAAGATGGACTTCACTTGGGCTTCAACCGAAGACCACGAAGCATGGTTCCGTTCGGGGAAACTTTTCCTGAATCTTTGCAGTGGAGAAGGCTGGGGGCTTTTCCAGCACAAGGCGCTGGCACATGGCCTCCCATTGGTCACCCCTTGCCACGGCGGGCTAGTTGACTTTGTGACGCCAGAGAACTCGTACATCATTCCGCATACCGAGGTTTTTGCCAGCGGTTACTTCGCAGTTGGATTGGGCAAATGGGCAGACGTGAAGATAGAAGAAGCAGAAGAAGTGCTTCGCTTCGCCTTAAACGACCCCGGCCTCAAAGTTAAACAAGTTGCAGCCGCCGCTTCGGTGGCACATTTTACCAAAGCCCGCATGAGGCGGGAGCTTCTCGCAGCTTTGGAATTGTCCGGTCAGTAACAACAACACAGCAGAACATGAGCGAAAACATAGCCCCACAGTCCCAACAACCCCAGCAGCAGGCGCAGCGCCTTCCGCAGGTCACGCCCGCCATCTTCGACGCAATCAATGCCCTGGATGGATTCCTTCAGAAAGCTCCGCTGACCCGCGCCGAGCATCAGACCGCGTTCGCCCACCTCCAGGGTGTCTTGCGCCACATCGAGATGTTGGAGGCCCAAGCTGCCCAGCCGAGCCGTGCCGAGTGAGGAGGAGTCAATATGCCCAAAGAACTACCACTGCGGGAAGAAATTGACAGGGCTCGTAAGCTCGTCGCCATCGAGATCACCATCCGCCCGTTCGACCGGGCCGTGAGCGGGATCTTCCGGTACTCCGAAGCCGTCGTGTACGCGGACGGCACCAACGAGGCGAAGAACTTCTTCCAAGTTTCCGCTAACGAGGCCCAGTTGCAGCCATTTCTCGGCGACGAGATGTGGAGCAAGGTCAGCCAGTTTGCCCACGCGCTCGCCGACGCCGATGAAGAGGCGAGGAAGATTCCGTCCTACCCCGTGCCTATGCCTCTTCCCAGCGTACCGTAAAACAGCACGGGTCCGTGAGCGGGCCGTGCCGCACAGAAACAACAAAAGGAGGATTCAATGGATACTGGAAACAAGCCCTGGGGAGTCTTCGTGATGGACACTTTCAAAGCATCTCTGCCGGTCGGTGGAGGCAGCGTCCTGGCGACGCTGCACAGCGCCGACGTGATTGTCACTTTCGCCACCCATATCGTCGGCCTATGCGCCGCCGTCGTAGGGCTCATTTGGTACGTTGTCCGGCTCAAAAAAGACCTCCTCGACCGCAATAAAACACTCAACAAAAACAAAAAATGAACGAAACGACTCAGTCCTTCATCCGGTCCATCCTGAAGATTGGTGCCGGTGCTCTCGTCGCCAAAGGTTTTACTGATTCCGCCGGCGCAGAGACCCTCGTTGGTGCGGTGGCCGGCATCGTCTCCGTGTTCTGGGGCTACCTCGCCGCCCGTAAGGCCACGGCGAACAAAGTGTGACCACCATCATCGGGGCTTTTTTGAGCATCTTGGCGGCTCTATCTCCTGCTCTTGCGCGGTGGATAAAGAGCCGCCAAGACAGGGCTGAAGACCCCGAGACCGCCCGACAACGACGTATCGACATTGCTGCCAATGACATCGCCTCGACCCCGACTGGAACCGCTCCGGATGCTTCTGCTAGCGGCCTCGCTGACCTCGATACTCTTGAGCGGCTGCGCTCGAAGGCAGGTCGTGATCGTGGCAAGTGACGATGCGGTGGTCCGGATCAAGGCTGCGACCGTCTTCACGCCCGACAAAGATGGCTGGTACATGAGCGATGCACTCTACATGCGCTACCGACGCGCCGTGGCCGACAAGATTGTGGAGTCCATCGAGACCAAATGAAAACGGTCCCATCCAAAGTGTTCCGCGAAGCCCTGGTCGCCGAGGGGTTCACCGAGCTGCTGCCTGCTCTCGACTCCGAGGTGAACTGCCCATCCCGCGCTTGGCTGGAGAATGATTTCTCGGGATACCTTTCGGGCCTCCAGCTACCCGGCTTCGCCGAGGCCGTGGATTGCGATGACTGGTCCATGTTCGCCAAGGCGATGGCCGGCTACGCCAACGGTCTTTCGGACTCGAAGGCTGGGGTCGCCTTCGCCGTGGCAAAGATCACCATCTATCCGTCCAGCACCTTCAACGGGCTGCCTGGGCCGGGAACCCATCTGACCAACGCCGTCCTCTTGGACACCGGAGAACTACTCGCCTATGAACCCCAAACGCAAACCCTGGCCTCTTTCAAGGAGGCTGTCGCTGATGGCGCTATTGGTCTGGACTGGGTACTTTACTAGTGGATGCCAGCTCAACAAGACCATACCAGCCCCGCCCGCGATGCGCTGATCTGCAATCTTCGGTCGCAGCTCATCCCTTGTTGACTCGTAGCGCTGTAACGATACAACAGAGCAGCAAACATCGACACACCAACCAACTGACCAACTGACCAACCAACCAAGACCATGAAGTCCAAGTCAATCCTCTCGTTCGCTGTGCGGCTCTTGATTGCCGCAGCTTTCCTCATCACCGGGCTCGGTAGCGCTTTCGGGCAGACGCCTGGCGCACCTCTGGCCTACTCAATCCAGGGCACACTGAAGGTGCAGATCCTTCCGTTTCTCACGGTCAAGCCGGATGGCTCTCTCTTCGAGTTTGCTGGCGGTGTCACAACGCTGCCGGCTTCCTCTAGCGGGACGTTGTCGATGCTCTATGCGGACAATTCGGTATCACTGGTTGCCGCGAGCTACGTCACCAACGCGAACCGGTTCTACTTCGACAAGTTCACCACGGACGCCTACCAGGTCGTCAAAGTGGAACGTCTGTACCAGAACCCGATCTCAGCGCCTCGCATCATCACAGCCTCTGCGGCTCTGGACTTCCCGTCGATGGCCACGTTGGCATCGGCAGACCTGACCATCGCGGTCGCTGGTGCGGCCGTGAACGACTCTGTGATGATCGGCTTGCCGGCTGCACCCACCTCCGGAATCGTGTTCTCGGCCTTTGTCTCAGCGACGGGCACCGTCACTGTGAGGGCTTTCAATACGACTGCCGGGACCATCGACCCGGCAAGTGCGACCTACAAGGTCAAGGTCGCCCAGTGATTGCCGCTGAGTGAACGCGGTCTACACCACGACACGATGCCCGTCAGCCTCGCCAAACTAGAGAAGGCCAAAATCACCCAGGAAACCCTGAAGGCCAAGTTTGCTCGCGCCTATGCAGACAAGGACGGCAAAATCAAGAAGCTGACGAGCCGTATCTTTGACCGCATCCAGCAGGGGAGAAACTTCAACTTCGACAACTACAAGGTCTATCACGCCATCGACTTGTTGTGGGAGACTCCGATGCGGGCGCAGGATGCAGCGTTGATGCGGACTTTGGCGGGCCGCGACTTTAGCAAGGATGGCAACAAGAAGATCGTGGAGGAGTGGGCACTTACCCACCTCCTCGTGGACAGGACAGATCCGAAGACCAACAAGACCGAGAAGGTGCTGAACCTTCCTCGGTTCTTGAACGTCATCGTCCCGTTGGCGGCTTCCACCACGAAGACCCGCGTGGCCAAGTTGACCAACGACCGGATGCAGTATCCGTTGTTCAAGTACGACGCGCGCAAATCCACGCCCCAGAACATGGCTCGGTGCGAGTTGCTCACCGATTACGTGGAGACGGTTTCGACCTGGTTCGATTACCGGAACTTGCTGCAGCAGGCCATCCTCAAGTGTTGCCAGTACCCGAACCAGCTCATGTTCCCGCAGGAGAGCTGGTTCAAGGAGGAGCAGGATGGCGAGTTGGTGAAGGAGGGGGTCCGATACCGCCTTCCGCATCCGGCGCGAGCGTACTACGACTTGTCCCACCCGATCTCCAGCTTCAACACGGACACCGGGTGTCAGTTTGCCGGCTACTGGCGGATCATCCCGTACCGCGACCTCATGGGTTCGACGGAACTTTGGAACACGGAAGCCATCCACCTCGGGGCGGACTGGAAGTCAGCGCACAGCGTCTATTTCGACACGGTCTACCCATGCACGTTGCAGCCGCCTCACTTGAGCCCCGGCTTTAGCGAGAACGACCGCGAGCAGAAGAACATGACCATGTTCAGCTCGTCATACGAGGACTCCGGAGTGGTGGTCACTGAACACCACGAGCGGATCATCCCGTCCGATTACGGCTTGGGTAACTACGATAGCCCGGTGTGGTTCCGGTTTTTGGTGGCGGCGGACAACACCGTCCTCTACTGCGAACCGCTCACGACGTGCGGGATCACTTACTGGGGGTACGACCCTGATGATTCCCGGCTTATCTCGCCGTCGCTCATCCAGGAGGCGGCTCCGTGGGAATACCTCGTCAGCAACCTGCTCACGCAGTTGGTCGTGTCGGTGCGCCAGAACTTTGCCAACCTGACGTTCTACGACTCGGACATGGTGGACGAGAAGGTCATCAGCTCGCTGAAGGACATCAACGACACGTCGTTCAACACGCTGCGGATGGTGCCGATGAGCGGCAAGCGGTTCCGGGCGCAGCAGACGGACATATCGGAGTCGATCCATACCGTGCAGCTACCGCAGCGAGAGACGGTAGGGGTGATGAACGCCATCAGCATGGCTTTGAACATCATGGAGCGATGCTTTGTGATGTCTTCCCAGGAGGTCGGTTCGGCGGCAAACCACGAGCAGAGCGCCGAGGAGGTGAGGCTCATCGCCACCAACACGTCCACCCGGCTTGAATACACCGGCCTTGCCATCGACCGCGCTATCGAGGCGTGGAAGAGGCAGCTCTACTACTGTGCGATGGAGCACGGGAGCGAGGAGGTCTACGGTTACGTGTCGGCGGACCGCATCACCAGGGAGCAGTTGGAGAAGATGGGGCTCACAGTGAACGACGCTGAATCCTCATCCGATCACTTCAAAGTCAGCGGCAATCGGACGGCGATGGCGATGCAGGTGGAGTATTTCGCAGCAAGCCGTGACGGGGCCAACCGCTCCAACAACGGGGCCGTAGCGAACCAGATGGTCCAGATGCTTGCCCCGCTGATACCGCAGCTCGCGCAAGCCGCGGGGCCGGAACAGCTCGTCGGCCTGTTCAATCAATGGGCAGAGATGGCCGGGCTGCCGCGCAGTTACCGCTTGAAAATGGGTACTGTAACGTCACAGTCCGACCCGTCACAAACTGACCCTCATCAGCAGCAGATGGCTGCGATGGTACAACAGATCCGGGCTTTCGTGGAGCAATCCATCGAATCAAACACGGAGGGCATGATGAAAGAGGTGAGCGACAAGATGTTCGCTCCGCTGGCTCAGGCCGTGCAGCAGTCCGTGGCGCTCGGGCAGAGCAACCAGCAAGTCGTGGCGAAGCTGATCGAAACACTCAAGGGACTGACAAATGGCGGACCAGGAACAGCAGGAGCAAGTGATGCCGGAGGCTTCCAGCAGGAAGCGCCACTCAACCCTGCAGCCGGCATTGCGGCTGGAGCCGCTTACCCCGGCGGAGGTCAAGGAGATCCAGCAATGGTTGACCCTGCGACCGGGTCAGATGTTCCGTTCGGTGCTTGAGGCCCACTACCAAGTCAGGATAGCCACGGCCGGGGCCGAGAGGTGCAGCGACATCTCTATCATGGGGGGGGGCCAGTCTGGACATGAGGATGAGTCCATGGACAACGCCCATGAGGCGAGCCGCTACTTGGCTGCCGTCTCGATGCTCGACTTCTTCAGCTCTGCCACCGGCACCGACGTTGAGATGCTGTTCCGTAAACTTGCCTTCAGGCCATGACCAAAGCTGCGTTTCAATCGGAGTTCAACCTGAACCTGGAACAGTGCCAATGGCGGCCTGACGACCTGCACAGCGTCTTCACGCAATACGACAGCGAGTTCTACCGAAAGAACCAGGAGCAGTTCACGCAGAAGTATCGGAGCTTCTGGGCGGTGGCCAAGACGCTTATGCCGGCTTCGATGATCGAGCTTGGTTGCCGTGCTGGCTCCGCTGCCGACGCCTACATATCCGCCAGCGGTGCGAGTTACACGGGGATCGACACGTTTGAATCGGCCACCACGCCGGACGGGGCGTTGTGGGAACCGTACCGGGTCTTCGTGAAGCTGATGAAGAAGCGCCATTTTGCTACCCCTCATCTTCGCATCCAGAACCTCCGCGACCTCAAGGAGCTTCCGGCCACCGACTTCGTGGTGGTGGATGCGGCCCATGACTACGAGAACGCATTGGCCGACATGAAGTTGGCTGCAACCGCCGACCCCAAGTTCATCTTCGTGGACGACTACAACGGAGACGATGTGCAGCGCGCGGTCGCCGAGTGGTTCTCCACCCACGCCTATCAGTGGTACGCGAGGCTCCACTACAACAGCGGGGGCATCGTCATCAAGCTTCGTGACTGAGCACAAAATGTAACGTTACACAACCTCTTCGAGAGAAGGGTATCCGCCATTTATGCCCGATAAAGACACCGAAAAACCTGCCGAGAACATCGACGACCTGGCCGCATCCATCATGGATGGTTTGGGCTACGGGAAGCCTCCGGAGAAGAAGCCTGCGGCTCCTGAAAAGAAGGAGGAGAAGGTGGTCGCTGCTCCTGACGACTCCAAAGCCGATGAGGACAAGAAGGAGAAGCCAGAGCCGGTCAAGAAGCCGGCCGACGTAGAGCCGAAAAAGCCGGAGGTCAGGAAGCCCGAGGAAAAACCCGCTCCGGTCATCGACACCGCCAAGCTGGCGGACGACGTGGCTGAACGGTTGGCAGCGAAGGCGGCGAAGCAACAGCCCGAGGCCAAGGCGGACCCGGACGCCGACCTCACCGCAGGGGACAAGCACGCTCTCCGGGTCGCCAAGTTCATGGCGGAGCAAAGCCAGGACATGAAGGGCCGGGAGGGCGAATACCGCGCCTTCCTGAAGGCGGAGAAGGACTACCTGACCAAGTGGCAGAGGGCGAACCCAGGCAAAGACTTCGACGGCGAGGACGACGAGCATGAGGAGTTCTACTCGACCTCCACGCCGTCATGGAGCGCTGGTGACGAGTTCCGCCACTCGGAGACCGAGATGATCGCGGACGAGAAGGTCACCCGGAAGCTGGCCGCCCACACCGCTGCCGAGACAAAGCGAACCACGGCCGAGCGCATCGACGGTAACGCGACCAGGGCCGCGAACCTGGGAGCCAAAGCCATCTTTGAAGCGGCCGGGGTCAAGGTGAAGACGTTCGATGAGCTGTCCGAGGCCGACCCTGTGGCCGCAGAGGCGGTGGAGGCTGTCGGTGGCGAGACCGCTTCTTTGATGGCCACCGCCGAGCAACTGCTCACCCCGGCCACTCCGCACAGGGCCTCGAAGGACAACCCGCTGCACGCCTCCCTGATGGTCAAAGTGTCCGGCTACGAGAAGGAGATGCTCGCAGCCCGCACGGAGAGCCCTGAGAGCATGTATTGGAAGATGGCCGATGGGGTGACCCGGCAGTTCGCGACGCTGGAAGAGTGGAACGCGATGTCCGACAGGGAACGCACGGGGTGTTATACTCCGTGGCTGCATCCCGAGCTGGTCAGGCCGATGTTACTCAGGGACGGCAGGGAGAAACTCTCATCCACCATCGAGAAGAAGCGTTCAGCGGCCTTGTCGGTGGCGAGAAAGCATGGGTGGAAGGAACCGGAATCCGTGCCAGAGGCGAAGCCGGGCGAGGCGAGGAAAGAGCCTGAAACAAAGGCTCCGGCGCGCAAGAACCCGCCCTCGATGGGCGACGAGAAAGTCTCCACGGACAAGAAGGGTGCCGGGCCAAAGGACGATTTCTCTGAGATGATACAGAAGCAGCTCTACGGTTGATAGCGTTGTTGTAACGTCACAGACCCGCATGGAGCGGTGAGTGGCGGCTACAACAAATGCCTACACCATTCCTTGATACATGCTCGGTCGCGGTCACGAACACCTACGACACTTGTGGGACTCTGACCAAGGCCAAAATCAGCACGCTCACGCCTGACCAGATGAAGGCGTTGTTCACGGACGGCTCGTCCTGGAACGAACTCAACAGCCTCCTGAAGCACCAGTTCGAGATGGCTGCTTGCGGCATCCGCCGCAATGGCTTCTACGACTGGATCATGACCAGCAACAAGCCCGGTATGGGCAAGTTGGTCAACGTCGAGCGCCGGGATCGCAGCGCATCCCTCGTCCGTCCTTACATCCTTGGTCGCCAGATGTCGGTGGTGAACACCGATTATTGGGCCGTCACCAACGGCTACGCCACGGGTTCCTACACTGTCGGAAGCACCGGCCCGCTCACCTCGGTTGCTGGCGGCGACCGCGTGGTCCGTGTGACTCCTGGCTACGGAACCTACATCGACTCCGCTCAGTTCCTGGGTGATGTCGGCGGCAAGGGCGGCCACTCGCTGTTCATCCTGAACAAAGCGTCCGGTGACTCCACGGCCCAGATCGGCCAATGGCGCATCAAGGACAGCGCACTGGCGACCGACGGAACCTACGTGGACATCCTGATCGTGGACCGCAATGCGGGCTCCGCGTCGGCCTACGACACCACGCCCACCGCAGGCATCGCCGTGGTCGGCGTCAACAACGTCAACGACGTTGAGCAGTGGTGCAAGAACCCGGCGAACTACAACGCCACGAAACTGGTCCCGTTCTTCTTCCAGACCAGCCGGCGGACCCGCTGCGTGGACGACCAGTACCTGGAAGTCCAGAAGAAGCTGTTGGCTGACAACGCCTGGTTCGCTGAGTTCGCTGACTTGCCGCTCGCTGAACGGAACAAGCAGGACGAGATGGAGGACCAGAAGCAGTTCGTCCACCAGTTCTTGTTCGGCCGCGCCGGGAGCGCCAACCAGACCCTCACCAACTGGGGCTCGCTGGAGCAGATCACCTCGGTCAGTGGCGCGTCCATCGACCCCGGCACCGGTGGAAAGCTCATCGCCTACCGCGCCGACATCGTCGGTGTCGAGGAGCAGCTCCGGGCTTGCAGCCAAGTCACGGACCGTCAAGGGGCCACGCTGAGCCTGACCACGTTCCTGGAGACGATCATCTACAACGTCTATCGTTCCCGCCAGAGCCACGGCTCCGCGTCGGCCCGAAACATCGACGTTTACACGGACATCAACACGGCGAACGACTTCCGCAAGCAGTTCGTGACCTACGCCAAAGCCAAGTACGGCGTGGACAACGTGAACATGCAGCTCACCGACCAGGACTCCGACTCGGCGATGGCCCCGCTCGGGTTCACCTGGATGAGCTACAAGCTCCCGATGCCCAACGGCGTCATGCTCAACGTCATCGCTCACGAGACGTTCGACGACCTCCGCAACGTGTTCTCCAGCCTGTCCACCCCGGACACCACCAGCGGCCGTTACCTCATGGTGCTGGATCTGGGCAAAGGTGGCACCATCTACCCGGCGGTCCTCGCGACCAACCGGAAGGTGTATCGCACCGGTGAGCTGGAGCAGCTCGCCCGCATCGACAGCACGTTTGCCTGCGTCATGGAGAACCCGACGCAGATCCGCACACTGACCAGCCAGACGGCCACCGCCATCGTGGAGTGCCCGAAGAACTCCTACATCGTGAAGAACTTCGCCGGCTTCACGACCTAAGATGTAACGTCACAAAGCACCTTGCAGGGGGTGCCGCTTCACTGCGGCACCCCTTTTTAGTTGCCGGCCTGCCGCCTGAGTTGTAACGCTACATATCAGCCAATGAGCACGCTCCGCCACTTCCTGAAGAAAGTCCCCAACAACGCCATCTGGCTCTCCAACGGGGCGAAGGTTCCGTTTGTGCCGTTGGGGGAGGAGACGGCCGTGCTCGCCACCGATGACGAGTTGACCATCAAGGAGCTGGACGACTGCGTCGAACAAAAGATCCTGGGGGTGGTGCCTCTATCCGTGGAACGCTACGGCGAGCTGCTCAAAAAAAAACCGAATTTGAGGCAACTCTCCTCGCCCTCGCCGAGCACGCAAGAAAGTCAGGAACCGCTGTCACCGCACAGCATCATAACCCCGCCGAAAGGCCAAGAGGCGGATGCAGCGCCTGCGGCCGATGAGCCTAGCGTGACTGAAGACTCCGTAGATAGCCCGACTCGCGGGAAGCGGGGCCGCCCCAAGAAGACCACCGAAACAATCTCGTAACCAAAGCCAGTGGCTCAATCTTTCCAGGCGCTCCAGGCGAAACTGAACTCGCAGATATGGCCCAACGGGGTGCCAGAGAACCTGACTAGCCAGGTCGCTGCGATGTACCAGTCGGCGATGGTGACCGTCTATCGCCACAACGAATGCCTGAAGCAGACCAACGTTTCGGTCTACCCGCAGTGCTCCACCTACTTCAAGTGCGCCACCACTATCATCGCTGAGAGGCCCAAGGGGGTGGTCAAGCGTGTCTATACGCTGCGTTCATCCGACGGCAATTCTGATTGCTTTGTCGTGGCGCTCAGGTCGGTTGACATGGCTGAACTTCAGAGTTGGTCAACCGGGTTGGTGGCGACCTACGTGAACGAACCGGACAACGTCGGACTCCCGGCCCTGCCGCTGGGATACAGATACCCGGAGCAGTCCACAGACTCCGCGTTTGGTCGCTCTATCTGCGGTGTGTGGGCCATCGACCAGTCCCGACTGGTGGTGGCTCCTTGGCTGCAGAGCGATGAATCTTTGGTGGTGGAGTGGGAGGGCAAGAAGACTCTCTGGATCGACGACGACAGTGTCCTGGACGACCCTCAGTTCGAGGGCGCGGTGAAGTGCTACGTGCAGATGGCTTACGAGCAGGATTTCGGATGCGACCGGCAGAAGCTGGAGCTTCGACGGGCCGCCTTCGCTGAAGCGAACTCTGATCTGCTCTGGGAGTGCCGTGAGGAGCTGAGGCAGCAGCCTGACGAGCCGATCAACCCTGCCGAGGCGAGGGTCCGGAACCAGCGGTGGTGTTCCATCGACAACCACTACCCATCCGTCGCCGCGGAGAGTGCGCCGACCGTGTTCGCGTTCGTCTCGGACTACGGTGATGGAGGCTCCGACTCGCACAACGTGGCTGTGCTCGTGAAGTCGTGGAAGCCTGAGTTCATCCTGACCGGTGGCGACAACAATTACAGCACAGGCTCTGCCGCGGACATCGACAACAACATCGGTTCCCAATACAGAAGCTTCATCTACCCTTACGCGGGCTCGCAGCCTCTTTGGGCAGGAGAGATGGCAGCGACCAAGAACAAGTTCTGGCCGGTGCCTGGGAACCACGACCTGGACACCGTGGTCGGCGGTATCGCTGGTGCGCCGTACTTCGACTATTTCACCTTGCCGAAAACGAATGCCTCGACGGAGAGCGACTACGATTTCATCCACGGCCCGGTCCATTTCTTTATGATGAACTCCGCCATCAACACGGCCGGAGTCCTGACGGACGCGCTTGGGAACGACGAGCTTTCCGTCCGGCAGGCGATACTTGCCCAACGGGTGGCGCTCTCCACGGCCAAGTGGAAGGTGTTGGTGTTCCATCACCCGCCATACACAAGCGGTTCTGCTTATACACCGGGCAAAACGCAGTTGCGATGGGACTACAAATCGCTCGGGATCGACCTGGTCTTGAACGGGCACAGCCACAACTACGAACGACTCGTCGTTGCTGGGTTGCCCTACATCGTGTGCGGAAGCGGAGGTCACGGGTTGACCGGGTTCGGTACTCCTCTTGCTGGTTCTGAGGTCCGCAACAGCAGCAGCTTCGGGGCGCTGAGGCTCACGGCCACCTGTTCCTCGTTGAAGTCGGAGTTCATCGGCCTTGGCAACAGTGTCCTCGACACCGTGACGTTCACCAAATGAGCCTCCCATCTCCCAAGGTTGCCGCTTGCGTTCTGCCTGGCTCAACCACGAAGACGAAGTGCGATGACGCAGCGCCGGTCATCTGTGCCGACCCGGAGCAGGCGGTAGACAATCCTGGCGAGTGCCCTGGCGTAGCCATCACCGGGCTGGAGGTCGTCCCGGCGTCCGGGGTCATCAGTGTCGGGAGCATCTACCCGTTCACGGCCCGCCTGAAATTCTCTGATGGCCGCAAGAAGGACGTGACCGGAAAGGCGACATGGTCCTCGTTCGACCCCGTCATCGCAGCGGTCAGCTTTGGGGATACGACAGGGGTGCATGTCGGAGTGGCCACCATCAAGGCGACCTACCGAGGTGAGACTGACTTTGCACAGATCCAGGTCACTGAGGCGTGTGTCGCTACTCACTTGCTAGACATCGTCATCGTCTTCGATCGAAGCGGGAGCATGGGACCGGGTTCTATCGGCGTTGACGGAAAGAACCGCATGGAGCGCACAATCGCGGCGGCCAAGTCATTTGTGAAGAACGTGGACTTCAGCAGGGACCGTGTCTCAGTGGTCAGCTTCGCCGGTGTCTGGTCGAACTACGGAGGCCAGGTCACCAGGACGCCATCCACAACGCTCCATATCGGTCTTTCGACCAGCAAAGCGTCCATCCTGGCGGCCATCGACGAGGTGACTCCAAATTGGGCTGACTGTTACACAAAACCCATCAACCCTGGCGCTGGACAGGTGAATTGCGCGACTGGAATCGGGGGTGGATTGGACACGGCGAAGGTCGAGCTGAACAACAACGGCCGGCTCTCGGCCCGCAAGGTGATGATCCTCCTCACAGACGGGATGGAGAACATCTGCACCCCGAACCCGGAGACGGTGGCGACCAACTTCAAAGCCTCTGGTGGAATCATCGTTGGAATCGCGCTGTCCATCCCGGATGTCCTCACCGCCAGCTGCACCAACGCCGCCACCACCACCCATACCTACATCGCTGGTTTGACCAGTTGCGGGTTATTTTTCGCGGCAGATGATGCCGACCTTCTCCCGAACATCTACGCCACTTTGCCGGGCCTCATCTGTAAGTCTATAAGCACCAACCCATGCCTCTATTACTATTGAGTTGAACAACCGCACGCCAAGGGTGGTGATCGTCTCGGAGCTGTCCTCGCACACCAGTTACGGGCTGCTGCTGACGCAACTGGTCCGCGGATTGGGTGAACTTGGTGTCCCTGTGGTCATCCGACCGAAATCGGTGAACGAGAAGATGGGTCGGACCCCGGTGGACATCAGCGCAAGGATTGTTGCAGAGCCGCAGCCAGAACCATGGGAGGTCATCTTCGGACCACCGCACACGGTGCCTACTTTCGGAAAGCGGACCGTCTATTTCACGATGTGGGAGAGCACCCGGCTCAAGCCTCATTCGGTGGAGTTCTTGAACCGGGCCGAGCTGGTGGTGGTGCCGTGCCAATGGAACAAGGACGGCTTCATCGCGTCCGGCGTCACGGTCCCGATCGTGGTCTGCCCGTTGGGGTACGACAGCAGCTTCTTCAGTCCGAAGCCGCTGCCGGTGGGTCCAATCTGTTTCGGGGCCGCTGGTCGCCCAAAGAACGGAGCGAGCCGAAAGGGTATCGAGGCTTCGATCAATGCGTTTTTGACGGCGTTCCCAGAAGACCCGGACGTTCGGCTCAAGGTGAAGGTGTTCGCAGACGACACCATCGGCGACTTTGTGCCGGACCCTCGCGTGCTAGTGACCAAAGCCAGGCTTTCCGAGTCGGAGGTGGCTGATTGGTATGGGACGATCAGCTGCTTCATCAACCTTTCCAGGGGTGAAGGATTCGGGTTGATGCCGCTGGAGGCGATGGCTTGTGGGCGGCCCGTCATCAGCCCGTCTTACGGCGGGTTGACCGAGTATTTCAGCCCGTCGGCGAGCAATCCGCACGGTATCGCCATCCCTCACGAGGAGATCCCTGCCGGCGACCACTGCGAAGGCAACGGGGAATGGTGCGAGCCGTCATTCGTGGACATGGTGAACGCAATGCGGGCCGTGAAACGCGACGGCTCCATCGAGGGGATGTCCGAGGCCGCTGTTGCACAGGCCAACCCGTTCACCATCCAGGAGACCATCTGGAAGTTTTACCGAATCCTTGAGTCGGTCGGTGCTGCGCCTCCTGTTTTTGACGTGGTCGTCCCTACGACGTGCCGGAACTCAGCGCGGAAATTGTCCGGATTGCCGGAGACCGCCGCTGTAATGGTCATGGAGACCGTCAAAAGCCTTATCGCGGGAGGCGTCCCGGCCAGGCTCATCACGGTCATCAACTCCTACCGGCCAACGATGGTCCAGGCTACTGCCCACATCGCAGCGTTGGAGGAAGTGGCCAAGCTTGGCGTCAAGGTGGTCCATCAGCAGCACATCGAAATGTACGAGGACTGCCGGCGGGCGCTGGATACATCGAATCCGTCCGCACGCTACACCTTGTTCGTCGAGGACGACGTGGTGGTGGTGGATGGCTTCAGGGTCAAGGTAGCGGAATGGCTCCGGTCCCACCACTGGCCGAAGGCGGCCACGTTCATCAACTGGAACTCGATGCAGGATGGTGAAGTGGTGTTGCCTGACAAGTTCTGGGGAACCCAATGCTTCGCAATCGACAGAACGTTGACGGACAAGCTGCCAGCGACCGGGTTCCCGTACCCGAACCACTTCCAGGACCGGACCTGGGCTATCGCGCTCGGTGACCTCGGCGTCCCAATCATCGCTTGTGCTCCGTCGCTCGCCGACCACACAGGGAACGACCACTCCACTTACAGCGATGGGTGCGGTCGGCCTGCCGACGTGAAGGGAGCTGTCGCCGCGCAAGTCGGGATCGTCTTCGGGGTGGTGACCTACAACCGCCAAGACCTGATCGGCGAGTTGGCTCGCGGTGTGGGCGATGTCTTCGGCACGAAGATGGTCCTCAACAACGGGCCACGAGGAGCTGCTGTTGCTCCTGACGGGTGGACCGTGGTGGAAGCCGGCACCAATCTCGGATGCGCCGGCGGTTGGAACGAAATCATCCGGCTGAACCCGAACGCCAGCTCGATAGTCATCTCCAATGATGATGTGATGTTTCCGCCTGGGGAGGCCCAGCGGTTCAAAGATTCCATCGAATCCCTTCAGGCGGACCACGACTTGATCCTCGGCTACGGGTACTCCTGTTTCGCCATCACACGGAGAGGGGTGGAAAGGTTTGGACTGTTCGATGAGAACTTCTGGCCAGCATATTACGAGGACGTGGACGCCTCCCGCCGAAACGGGCTGTCCGGGGTTTCTGCTGTGATTGCTGACTGCTCGCCGCGCCACCAGGAAACGGGAAGCAGCACGCTAAAGAAGATGACCCGTGCCGACGGGAGCAACCCGGTGGCCGACGGTGCCCATGAGGGCCGGCTCTACTACGAACAGAAGTGGGGCGGTCCGTGTGGTGGTGGGGAGGTGTTCACGACACCGTTTGGAGCTGGTGGAGGCGTGAACGAGTGGTCGCTGGATAAAGCCCGCCGGGAAAGATTGAAAGCGCAGCTAAAAATGTAACGATACACCAATGGCAACCACACCTCCATACACACCGGACCAGTTCAAGGCCATCATCCCGGCCGCCAACGCTTCGTGGTGCGAGAAGCTGCTCGGTGTCCCGACCAAGCTGGCGATCTACCTCTACAACATGGCGGCGTGGGCCATCAAGCCGGACGGCACCCCGACGGATGACTTCAAGGCGTGGATCGGGATGTCGGTGGGGACGCTTGCTGTGCCGGGGAGCGTGTCAGCCTCGGATGGCAGCTTCGCCAACAAGGTGACGGTGTCGTGGTCCGGCGTCACCGGTGCGGCTGGATACCGGATCTACCGCGGAACCACCACGAACTCTTCCGCCGCCACGCTGATTGGAACCACGGCCACGACCAGCTACGACGACACCACGGTCGCTGTCGGGTCGGTCTACAACTACTGGGTAAAGTCATACGACGCATCCGGAGAAAGCGCGTTCAGCAGCTACGATAGCGGGTACTCTAACTCCACCGGGGCTGGGAATACCCAGAGCCTTACCTTCACTGGATCGTTCACTGTACCAACAGGTGTCTACAACATCACTGCGGCTATTTGGGGCAATGGTGGAAACGGTGGAGCTTCAGGAAACCCTCCGTTCTCGTCTCCATCTTTCGGGCTGTCTGCGGGTGGTGGTGGTGGTGGTGGTGAATACGCACACGGAACCATACCTGTCACGCCCGGAGAGGTGTTGTCCGTCTCCGTTGACACTGGAGGCTCTGCCATCATCCGAAGCTCCACGGTCCTGCTCTCAGCGCTTGGGGGCGCAAATGGGTCAGGAGGGGCGGTGGTTGGTGCTCCTGGTGGGGCGGCTGGAACCGGAGGCACCGCTAACGGTACAACCACTAGCGTCACTCGCGCCAATGGAACCGCTGGAACCGCCGGGTCCACCGTGCTTGTCAGCGGTACGCGCCAAGGCACTGGTGGTACTGGTGGTGGAACTACTCCCGTCGAAACCAACATCGGCACCGGTGGCAACGGCGCTTCGACTGGCACCACCACGGTCGCTGCGACAAGCGGCAAGACCGGCAAGGTCACCATCACTTGGTAACCCAACCCACTCATGGCTGGAGAATGCGTCAAAACAATCCCGTGGGCTCCGTTCACTGGGAGGCTCGACACCCGGTCGCTACCTTCCGAGGTTCGATGGGGTGACTGGCGCTGGAGGCAGAACGTCTCTGTGGCCGGGTCGGGCAAGCCGTGCCGACGCCAGGGCTTTAGCCGGTTGCTGGGCGAGCTGACGCCGGACTCCTACCAGAACGCCGACCTCCATGACCAGCTCATCGGCCGGCAGAACTACTACAACGAGCTGACCCCGAAGGCGTCTGACAGCTCGAAAGTGCAGGCGTACCCGCCTCCGGACAACCAGTGCTCCACCAGCGTCCAGGTCCGGTCAGGCGACCGCCAACCCATCACGATGTTGTTCGAGGCGGTCTCCACGAACGGGGTCCGCCGGCTGCTCGCTGCCACACAAAACCGCATCTACTGCTCCAGGTTCCGCAAGGAGAACTGGAAGTTGGTGGCGGACGCTTACGGCGGAGAAGCGGAGACCGGGCTTTCGGAGCGGCGATGGCAGGCGGCCCAGACCAACGACGCGGTCATCTTCACGAACAACTTCGACCCGCCTCTGGTGTGGTTCTTCGACCAGCCGAACTTCGGGTGCGCTATGCAGGCTGTGCAGACAATCGGCTCGCTGGAGGAGATCGGGCTGAGTCGATGCGGCACGGTCTACTCGTGGAAAGGGATCACTTTCTTCGGGGATGTGGTCATGGATGGGGACCGGGTGCCGCATCGCGTGGTTTGGAGCGGTCTCAACACTCCATTGGCGTTCACACCGGGGAACTCGTCCATCGCTGGATTCCAGGACTTAGGCTATGGGGAGCGCATCCTCCGCTTCCGCGAGCTGCAGGACTACCTGCTCATCTACACCACCCGGTCGATCTGGCAGGTCTCCGTGATCGGAGGGGACGCGGTGTTCAACTTCCGGCAGGCATACACCCAGCCGGAGACGGGCGAGGCGTGCTTGGCGTTTCCGAACACCTTGGCTTCCACGGGTGACGACCACTACTACCTCGGTCGGGACGGCATCTACTCGTTCAATCTGTTCGTCCCGAAGCCGCATCGCGTGCCGTGGATGCACCTCGCCTCGTTGCCTATCTACGACACCATCGACCTCAATGCCTGCGAGAGCCACGTCGCTTGCTACCATCCGCCCAGCAAGGAGTACCGCGTGTCGTGGGTGGAGAAGACCGGGGCAATGCCCACCCGGACGATGGCGTTCAACGTGGAGTACCAGAACGCCGACCTCATCACCCACGGGTTCACTGCGTTTGCCAGCCACGCACCCGACCTTCGGCCGGACATCGACATCAAGGTGAAGGAGGAGTGCTGGTGCTCCGATGCTGACCTGGCTGCGCTTGCGGAATTCCTGGCCCCGTCGGTCAAGGAGGGGGTGGCTTGTGGAAATGTCACGCCTTCCGGGTGCTCCACAACGACGACCCCGGCCTACACCTCGAAGCTCATCTATGTCGATGGCAAGGCGGTCGAGGACGTGTGGGACACCAACCCGGACGGCGCTCTCTGCGCGGCGTTGAACGCGGCGGGGCTGGACGCGGAGTGCAAGGAGTGCTCTGTGGACGCCAAGCTGGTCATGGCCTCGGCAGCGGACTTCTGTTTGAAGCAGGACGGAGGGGCCTACTACCACGAAATCTGTACGGCGTTCACCCCATGCGCCACCTACCGTCAGGACGGTTACATCACAATCCTCCGGTCAGGCCCGATGGCTTTCCGCTCCCCGGCCGACCTGAAGGAGCTGAAGCAGCTCGACGTGGAGTTCTACGCCGAACAGCAGACGGTCCCAAGCAACCTCCATCTCCGGATCGGCATCTCTGCCACCGCCGCTGACTCAAACCAGGGAGGCGCAGGGTGCGCGGTGCAGTGGACGGCGATGTCTCCGCGAAAGCTGATGTGCCCAGCGACCGGCGACGGAACCGCGACTTCCCCGGCCCGGACGGTCAACTGGCCGATGTGGTTCCAGGGCCGCCACCTCTACTACGAGCTGAAAGTCGAAGGCACCGGTGGAGGGGTGTGCTTTGGGGCTGCTTACTTCTTGGTCGGTGGACGGTCGAAGTGCCCGGAAATCTGACGGACCTGACTCATGGACAGCAAACCCATCAATCGGATCTCCGCCTCACCGGGCTCGCTCAACGTCTTGGCGTTGCCGCCTCTGCCCAAATCCGTCGAGTGGTTCAAGTCCAACTTCCCGTCGATGGTGAAGTACGGGGAGTGGCATGACGTGGAGATGGAGAAATGGAGACAGCAGGTCCAGATGGGCATCGGCAACGCGCTCAACTCGGTCCGCACATCGAACGATTCACGGTCAGCGGAGAGCCAGAAGCCAACCACACCCACCACTACAACCCCGTGAAAAAGATGGCTGCTGAACCGGTGAAACCAGGAACTTTATGGCAAAAACACCACGGCAACGTCTTGGTGAGAGTCTTGAATGTGGGGTTCCTGCGGGTCGGGTGCGGCCGGACGACAAAGATTCCGGCCGTGATCTACCAGAGCAACCACGACGGAGAGGTGACGGCCCGCGGGACAGTGGAGTTCCTCCGGCTGTTCCAGCCAACCTGACCGCTGCCGCGTTGCTGTCGGAGGTGTCCACGTTGCGCGCCCAGGTGGCGTCCTACAAACGTCGGCTCGCAGAGGCGGTGGGCACAATCAACAAGGCCGCCGCGGTGAAGTTCACGCCGGCTTCGGCCAAGCCTAGACCGAGGCTCAAGGGCGACTTCGTGGAGGTCATCGTCTCGGACATCCACGGCAACAAGCATGACCCGGCCGCATTTGCAGCGTTCGAGTCCGACCTGAAGGGGCTCAACCCTGACCGGGTGTTCTTGGGCGGGGACATCATGGATTGTGGGGGCTTCCTGGGTGAACACCACGCCCTTGGCTACGTCGCTGAGACGGCCGACAGCTACGAGGACGACTTGGCGGCCACCAACGACCTGCTCAACCGTATCCAGAAGTCTGCGAAGCGCGCGGACATCCACTATCTGGAGGGCAACCATGAGTGGCGGGTGGAGCGATACGCGCTCACCCAGAAGCTGGCGCACCATCGAGACGTGGAGATGCTGCGCCGAACGTTCTGTGCCGAGCATCGGCTTGGCCTGAAAGAGCGAGGCATCACTTACTACCGGCAAGGACACCTCCATACCGGGTGCAACATCCAAGGGTGGGTGCGGCTCGATAAACTGTTCTACGTCCACAAGATCTCGAACGCGGTGGATGCCGGCCGCATGGCGCTGGGTAAAACGGGTGGCAACGTCGTGTTCTTTGATACCCACAGGGCTGCGTTCACCCCCCGCAAACTCCCCGCGGTGGGACTCATCGCGGCATGGAACCCTGGCTGCTTGTGCAAGCTGCAGCCGCTCTGGATGAACACCAACCCGACGGGCTGGACCCATGGCTACCTCGTTCGATTCATCAGCCGGACCGGCCTGTTCCAGATGGTCAACATCTCGATCGAGGATGGGACCAGCTTGGGGACCGCCATGTTCCGCCACTAATCTATGGGCATCCTCAAGCGAGACTCGGAGCGGAACCCGGAGACTGTTCCTGTCGGATGGAAGACCTCCGCCCAGTGGGCAAAGGAAGAAGACCTGTCCCACCCCCACGCGAGACGGCTGATCCAGCACCTCGTGGCCGACGGCAAATGGGAGATGCAGAAGTTCCGGGTCAAAAAGGGGTCGGGCATCTTCCCGTTGCCGCATTACAACCAGAAGAAGCAGCCACGTTCCATTGACAGGCGGGCCGGTCACTGTTGAACTCTGTCGCGTTACACAAGGGCGAAAGCCCACCCAATCACCATGGCAAACCTTACCTGGAATCCGCAACTGGCCCGCTACCAGACCAACAACGGAGCGCCCGTGGACTACCAGACCGCGACCTCTGGAAACTACGGCCGCGGCGGATGGGGTGCCCCTGCCTACAAACTTCCTCCCGCGGTCCACACAATGAGCGGGGCTGGCGGAACCGTGGACCCGACCAACCCGTTCAGCACGGTGTCGAACGTGAAATCGACACCGGTGGATGAACGGCTCAACGGACTGTTCACTGGCTTCGACGCCTTGAAGGCGGGTAGTCAGACAGGGTTGGACAACTACTCGGCGGCGGTAGGTGCGGCTGCGCCCACCGTAAAGCGGACCACCGGCGAGGACATCGGTTCCATCGACTCCGTTTTCAATGGTGATCTCTCTGGCATCTTGTCGAACATCCGGAACTACCGGGCACAGGCCCTGTCCGGGGTGGCGGACCGCGCTCGCGGTGATGCGTCCAGGATGCTGAGCGTCAACCAGATGGCTCAGGGAGGTGGAGGACGGTCGCTCGGAACCGGCAGCTACATCCAGCGGCTCGCCTTAGACAAGGGCGCTGACATCAATGCCAAGGCTGCGATGGATGACGCGGAGCAGCAGCGCAACGACGCCGCCTACGTCACCCAGATGCGGCTAGGGCTCACGGGGCAACGCGCCAAGTTGGCCATGGCTCCGGCCGGTCAGACCCTGATGGTGGGTGACGAGCGTGCTCGGCAGCTCACCCAGCTCCAGCAAGCCTTGGCACAGCTCAGCCAGCAGAACCTCTCCAACACGTTCTATGGCCTCGGAAAGCGCCGTGGTGATTCCGGCTCAGACACCGACGCCAGAGGGAACCCGCTACCTAACGCCTTCTCGGCTGGATACTAAGTAACCGCTTATGGCCTACGACTCGAACGACCTGTCCGGTGTCCGATGGAACCCGAACTCGGCGTCCTACCTTCGCGGCTCCACCGTGGTTGACTCGCCGTACCGGATGCCCGGCGGAGGCGACGGAGGTGGCGGTAGCCGCGGCCAGTATGTCTATGGCGACTCCTACGGCGGGGTGCAGGGGGCAGAGCAGGCGGCGGACAACTCCGACCGCAACTTCATCATCGGCCAGATACAAGCCCAGGTAGCGGCGCAAAGGAACGCCGAGTCTGCTCGCCAGTTCAACGAGACGCGCGCATTCCAGCGTGACCAGCTCGACGCGCAGGACCAACTGAAGCGGTACGGCATCGACTCGGCCTACGACTTAGGGTTGGAGAAAGCCAGGATGGGTGCGCGCAACGCTGACGTTTCAGCGGATGCTCGCATCCAGGCCACGCAGATTGCCGCCGCCGCTCGACGAGCTGCCGGCATACCTGACGGTGTTGACACGGACATCACTGGCAACCTCGCGAACGAGCTGAAGGCGCTGCAATCTCGCAGGTCCACTCTGGAGTCTGACCTGAACCAGTGGGAAGGTCTCACTCACTCACTGCACGCAACGGCTGACAAAGACGTGAACGCCGGAGTGATGGACTGGGACAACGGACGTGGCGTTTACACTCCAAAGAAGGACGCGGCTAAGGTAATCAAACCGGACGATCTTGAAGGTAAGCTTGCGGCATCGCAGGTTGCGGCAAAGGCTCGCAAGTATAACGACGACGCCTTTCGTGCCGGTCAGGCCACGTTCCAAATCCAGCAGGCGTTGAGGGAGCTAGAGGGGCAGACCAAGGCCATGTCGGATAGCTACGCGAAGATCGGCTATCGCGGGGCAGCCGGTGGCCAGATCATGTTCGATGGCCGTTCCGCGGGTCCGATGCCGAGCGCTTCAATGCCGGCGAGCGGGCCTATCCGCACCGCAACCGTCCGTCCTCCTCCCGAGGCTCCAAATCTGCGTGGGTTTGTTCAAAAATACTACCCACCGCAAGATTCAGAACTTCGCAACTCGATGACAAGGGAGACTGTTATTGATTCGGTTCCTTTGAGGTATTAACACGCACTGACTCATGGCGAACAACGTCCTTGATTATTTCAAGTCGTTCGGGGGCGAATACGCCGCTTTGGACGACGATGCCCTGACGCAGCGCATCGGCGAGACTCACCCAGAGTTCCTCGATGTTCCTGAGTTTCGGCAGGACTTCGACGCCATGCCGCAGCGGTTGGCGCTGAAGGCCCAGATGAAGTGGAACCAGTCCGCGCCCGAGGTCACGCCGTTCAAGGTGGCGATGGCTGAGGCGTTGAAGACCGGGATGCCGGGCATCTCTCCCGCTGAGGCGAGGGAATACGACGCCGGGGACATCACCCCGAACTACACGGTCCCCCACCACGAGTCAGAGATCAGGAAGATCTACCTGCCGGATGACCAGTTCTCGACGGCGGACATGCCGGAGAACTCTTACCCGATGGAGGGCGGCAACGTGGCCCGGTTCGCGGACCGCAAGCTGCCGATCGGGTTGTCCATCCTCGCGCAAAAGACGGACACCGACATGGCGGCCCGGAAGGTTGATAAGCTGCTGACCAATAGCCCGTACGAGGGGGTGGCTGAAGGGGCTGGCGTGGCGGCCAACTACATCGGGAATGTGGGGGGTGCGTTGGCGGGCATGTTCGCAAAAGGCATGGCCGGTGCGGTTGACCCGATGGGCGGCGACCCCACTGGGTATGTCCCGACAGAGAGCGAGGGCGGCAAGGTGCCGATTTGGGAGGCACTGAAGGGCAATGAGCTTCCTAGGGAAAGAGACTTGGGAATCAGTGAGATCCAGTCCGTGGGCAAGGTGCTTTTGCCGATGGCATTGGCTGCACCTGCTGGCGCTGCAATCGAAGGCGCTGCTTTGACGGCTGGTCTTCCGTCCGCGCTGAGCTACCTCGCAGGCGCATCAGCCTTTGCTGCACCCATGGCCGCGCAGGCATACCACGACACGGGTGGCGACCTTAACGCTACGGCGGAATCCGGGCTCGTGGCTTTGGTACTTCCGGCTATCGACTCAATCGGCCGGCAGCTCGCAGCGAAAGGTGTGTCGAGCGTTATCACTGGAGGCAGGAAGTTGGTGCTAGAAACATTCGAGCGGCACCCCGGACTTGTCACCGCAGAAATCCGCAAGAGATACCCCGGTTTTCTGGACGACGAGACCATGCAGAAGGCTCTTGAGTTCAGCGGCGGTCAGCTTCTCGCGAACGCATTCCTTCTTGCTCACGCCGCCCCTGAGATTGCGGCGTCAGAGCACCCGACCGAGGAACTGTTGAAGCACACCGCGATGAACGTGGCGCTGGCGTTGGCAACCTCGCGCTCGCACGGTTCGTCGCTGTCCAAGGGTGAGATTCGTGCGGCCTACGCGAAGCAGTCCGAAGGCGGTAAGTTCCCGTTCCCGGTCGAAACAGTGTTCCACCGGGACACCTCCGAGAAAGTCATCACCTCCGACATCCCGGAGATGCGTGCCCGCGCGGAGCACGCCACCAAGCTGGACGACCTGGAGAACTCGCTGAAGGCGGCACAAGGGCAGGGTGAAAAGGCCGCCGCCGCTGCATCCAAACTTCTTCCTGG